AGCAAAAAATCAAGGCAGATGCTCTCGCAAACCAAAAAGAATGGTTCGGAAAGTCGACCATGACCAAGGACCACATCGAGATGTTCTGGACTCCTATTCTCAAGTTTGCCAAGGGTGAAAACGGCGAGCCCGACCACAACAAGAACCCCACTCTCAGTGTCAAGATGCCTATCTGGGAAGGTGTATGGAATGTCGAGCTCTTTGACCCCCAGTCTCGCAAAATCTTCCCCGATGCTTCGAATGAGCACATTACGCCTGTCGACCTCATTGCAAAGGGTTCTCATGTCGCCGTCGTTCTCCAATGCGGAGGTGTCTGGTTCGCCGGTGGTAAGTTCGGTGTTACCTGGAAGCTGTTTCAAGCTGTTGTAAAGCCCAAGACTACTCTTCGCGGCAAGTGTCATATTCAGTTGTCCGGTGATGACCAGAAGCTTGTAGAGACACAAGAACTCGATACTGTGAGCGATGACGACATTCCTGCTACCCATGCCGAGGATTCCGACAACGAGGAAGAAGAACACGAAGTCGAACACGATGACGACAGCACGCCTTCTGCTGCTCCTGCTCCCGCTCCTGCTCCTGCTCCTGCGCCTGCTCCTGTTGCAGCTGCTGCTGCTGCTGCCGAAGAATCAAGCACAAGCGGTGGTGCAAAGAAGATTGTAAAGAAGGTTGTCAAGAAGTAAGGAACAAAATCAAAGCGACAACAGTTACTGTGAAGGATAACACATAGTAATGCAAGGAACGTTTACTGCTATACACAGGTAAGCCATAATGTAGTATTATATTGTGTCAACTCATGAAATAACTAACTCATTTCATATGCAGGTACCATATTTTTTTACATGTTTTTTTAGCTGAAACATGTAAAAAGTAAAAGTAAAAATTAAAAGTAAAAGTAAAATATGCAAAATTATCATAATTTATAATGACGATTTGCATAATCAGAATATTTTTTACCGAATGTTTTCTCTAGTAACATGATATAATTTTTGACAACTTCATTATACGAAATATTATTTTTCTCTACCATACCTAATAGGGTTTTAAAACCTCGTATTAAATCCAATATAATTTTAATATTTACCTGATTGTTTTGTTGCGGTTGCTTTTGCAGCCCTCCCAATATACTTTGCAGAATCGTTATAATACTTTTAAAAAAATGAATATAATCCTGATTTTTATCGCTATATCCTTTATATTTTCGCAGTTCTCCGTCACCATAGTCTATCACTTTTGCACAAAAAGGGTTATCAAGAGAAATAGTTTCCTTGAAAAATACAGAATCAGTATCTAGCGTTTTATGTAATATATTTGCACCAATCATTTTTTTAATACCAACAATAATATTTGTAAGAAGGCTAAATAAGACAGCTGGTTCGGGTATTGTTTTATCGGATTGGTTACTTCTAAATGTGTTTTTCAAATAGTATGTTAGATTGTGATTCCCTACAAATGCAATATTAAAAACAAAGAATTCGTCTACGTCGTAAGTCGGCTTTGTTAAAGAGCATCGCGTAAAATCGGCAGGTACGTGTTTATTTTCCATTTCAAACGCATCCAATAATAAACTATGGAATGACCCTTTCGGGTCTATATCTCTCATCTTTCTAAGAATCTTATACTCATGTCTGTATTCGCTAAATGCGTTATTTTTTAGAACAACTTTTGAAACTATGTTTCCGTTACTTATAGAATTGTGAGGTACTGTTAGTTCGGGTCTAAAAACGCATCCAAAATTGCCTTGTCCGATAAGCGAACCTCCTATTAGTATTTTTTTATTTTTATTCTGTTTATTAACCTTTGTATGCATAGTTTTATTTATTTTATGACTTTTGGTTCTTGTTTTGGTTCTCGTTTTGGTTCTCGTTTTGGTTCTTGTTTTGGTTCTTGTTTTGTTTTTGTATGTTTTTCTCATGATTGCAAAAGTATTGATTGTACTTGTATATATACCAATATTACTTTATTTTTTTGTCTACTAATATTTCTTTTCCTATATTTTTTATTATTTTACGTTCATAATTGTCGTATTTTTCAATAGGTTCGCATATGGAGCGCACCATAGTTAAGTAATCCAGTTGTTTTCTTTCTGTTTCCATCCAGTCGGGATTATCAATCGCCCATTGTTGTAACGCTGTTCTCTCCATATTGGCTATTTTGACGATTGTATTTTTTATCATATTATGGCTGTCATCTTTTGACCATTTATCTTCATCTTTGATATACATAGTGTCCCGTTTTATATCCGTACAATGAATCGGGCGTTTATAAATATCCAATTCTTTTAATCCTTTGATTAAAACATCAGTTATACCACGCGATATACCGTTTGTTTTCGAAAACAATAAATCTTCGAGTGTTATTTTTAATGAATCGATAAAGTCCGTAATATTCAACGCATCTTTGCACTGTTCGTTTAGAAATACATTCAAGTTAAAATTATTATTCATAGTTGTATGATTATTTGTAGTATTATTTGTTATATTACCAATTTTAGGTATTATATTATTGATTTGCTCTTGCTGTCCTTTAATTACTTTTATCATCTCCTTATTGTCATTTATTAACTCCATAAACATATCTTTGGTTATAATTACTTTATTATCACTACATACAACATCTTCTAAAGATAAGTTAATTACCTTATTTTCTTCTTGGGGAGAAGACACTGGTGTATTGACAGCGACACATGTTCGCTTATGCTTTGCAAGACCTGGACGATACTTGTAACTATTACCACAGATGCAGTTAAAAATTTTATTGCCAGAGTTTGGCATTTTTTTGTTACTCTCGGTTACTCTTTTATGCTTTATGGTGTCAAGATGTAATTTATAGTTGGACTCTTTGCAGCATTTAAAGTCACACTGTTCGCATACAAAAATCGGGCATTTTTTGGCATTTATTTGTGTACTCATTTCCATATATATAGAGTAACATAAAAAATGCCTAAATACTTTTCACAAAATATATAAAAATCTCAAAAAAGTTATCGTAACAAATTTTCAATCTTAAAAACACGTTTTAGAGCATTATGGTCTGAGTGATGAATGCAATGTTTTTTTCACATTTCTACCCCCGGTTTTCAAAAATGGACAAAAATAAATGTCCTTTTTTGAAAATCGAGCTTTAGATTTGAAAAAAAGAAACATCATTCACTTCTTCGGCGTCCGCCCTCCCATTTTCCGCGGGGTTACCTTTATGCTCTTGTTTAACTAAAACCATATAACATAAACCAGAGCATTATGGTCTGACAACAAAGTTCGCAAAAAGTCCGCAAATATTTTGAAAAGATGGGTCCAAAATGGGGGAAGTTATTTCATGAAAACGAATATGGCTACTTTTGGGGGATGTTTTGAAAATAAGGCGCGGATGGCGCGGAAGGTTTTCCTCGTGATGGGTCCGAAATGGGGAAAGTAGTTTCTAGATTAATGACTCTCTTAAAAACATGAGATGTTATAGATATGGTGAGAAATGCAGAAATTCATTGCTCCATAATTCAAAATTCAAAACACAAAAATTTTATATTATATACCATACATATTGTATATTATATAATGAAATCGAAATAAAAGAGCAAAACCATCAACACAATTCTATATTAACAACAATGGATGATTTATCTGATGTGTCATACATATTTTTTGCATTTATGGTCGGTATTCCAAAACCGGATAATACATAGGTCTGGTTAGGTTTTATATATAATGCTGCAGAACTTATCGTAAATTTTTTACCACCTACCTCAAATTCAATACACTGTTTCTCTAATAAGTCCACAATCTTCATGCGAATGTCGATATAAATATCGTTATTGGTGTCGATATAGATATGCGACGGTGTTACCGGAATACAGCGTACGATTAGGTCAACGGATGTGTTATCTGTTTTACCTAAATTATAGTACAACTCTGTATGCCACAGAGGCACATAAAATGTCTTGTCTTCGTGTTCTAATACGTATATGTTGTTGTCTCCCATCAAGTCGTCAAGAGATACGGAAATTACGACGAGATTATCGAGCGCCATTTTATTTCTCATAATTTTCTCGAACAAAGCCAACTTCTCTACACTTATATGGAAAGCTTTATGATATGTCGTTATAATCTCGTATATATTATACGCTGATTCCTTGTCTAAATCGTCAAACATTTTTATAGACAACTCTTGACAGTCTTCTACGATGATTCGTATTAATGTACTTATCGTTAAAGATGTATTCTCCTTAGAGATAACCGTCATCTTTTGCAACAAGGATTGAATAAAGGTGCGAAAGATTGACATATAACTATCCGAACCTGCGTCGTCGCATCCTCCTTCATGAGTATCTTCCTTATTAAACATATGAGATGCATGAGATTCGTGAGAAATGTCGAAATTCAATAAATATAAATATTCACTATTTATCTTCTTAAAAAATTCACACGATTCTTCGCTATTCCCATTTTTGTCAGGATGATGCTTAAGTGCTAATAATCTGTAATTCTTTTTCAAGTCTTCTAGAGTATAGTTGTATTTTAGATTTAACAATTCACGTGCTGCTTTCACTCTTTTTATATCCATTTACAATTGTTAATAGATTATACATGTAATTTTCTAAGTGATAAATTGGTCTATAATTATTATTATAATATTGTAAAAATATATTCGTTTTTAATAAAATATTGGAAATATTATCTTCATTTATTCGATTACTCTGTATTAATTCAGTCAAAATATACCATATACACTCATTTATGTCAAGCTCATATATCAATATGTCATATAAAATATCACGAAATGCCAAGAAGTCTATATTGTCGGGACTCTTTATATTTTCTATGATTGCGTTGCAAATACATTGATGCGGTTCCGTTAATGATGTTATATTTGTTACTACATTTTTTATATTTGATATTTTTTGAATATTCGTACTTTTTAACTGTCCATTCGATACACTCTTTACAGCAAAACATTTATTATAGTTTGAAATTTTTGGACGAGGAATGCTTATGATTTGAGAATTATTAATTATATTATCCGGTATAAAACTAATATTTTCAGTTATAATTACAAAAATAAGTTTAATTTTGTTCAAATATTGAGACTGCATATAACTGTAAAATATATCTAATAACTCGCTATGTATTTTGTGGAAATACTTGCACAATACTATACCGTGTGTATTTGCTCTTGTAGATACAACATCGTTTATCTGATTATAAATATCATTCCACAAGATTTTAGAATTGCACCCTAATAATGACATGTCTACTTCAAAATGTATATCGCTCATTTTTATTATAAAATTATCTTTATTCGAGTTTATAGTAAGACGTTTCTCATATTTTAATTCACTAGGACTGTATTTTTTTATACAGGATAATGCCTGTGTATATTTCCCAATACCTTTTGGACCATAAAAAATAATATTTTTCAAATTCTCAACCTTGGATGGGAAGTTATCAAACAACTTGTTCATTTTTGGATGAAGAGAACATTTCGCATTAGAAGAAATATAATCATCAAAATGTGTTTCGAGAAATTTCATCATTTTGTAACGTTTATGAATATGTTAATACAAATGAATACTATTTTAATTTTAGATTTTAGATTTAAATTCTATTTTAGCTAATTGTATTTCGGTTAATTGTATTTCATTAAAATACAATACTCAGAAATACTTAAATATATAATCATAACTAGATTAGAGTAAATATAAACTATAGGGTGAAAACATATAACATTATAAGATGAAACTTATTGATACAAAACCTGAAAACTTTAATTCAAACTATATTTATTTTAATGAGCCTATTCAAAATACAATTATAAATGAAAGTCGATTCGTAAGAATATTATATTCTACGCC